GAAAACCGTTCTCACACTCAACCTCAATATCAATAGTCACAATACGCAACTGCGAACTGTCATATTGAATTTGTTTTGGATATGTTTCTGAAATGTAGGTATAAGGAAACTGTGTCATACCATACACGAGGTGTGGTTGACTTTGGTATTGATCTACAAATTCCTTTGCCTCTTTGATGGACAAGAATTTCATTGGAGAGACATTCTTGCCCTCCAATGTTTTCCATCCAGTTTCCTTTTGAACAGGAACATAGAGAGTAGGTTCGTATTTAACTTTGAAGTTACTACGAACTCCGTTCTCTACGGCACGAACTAATAGTTGATTGCCCCACTGGGCCACATGAGTGTAAAATTTCATTATGTAAATATATCACTTTATTGGGGATTTGTCAAGAGAAAAGAGTGTATTGTTCTTGCTCTTCTTTTGCGAAATACTTTTCCAACATTTCTAGTTGGTCTTCATACTTTGCCATTTCCATGAGTTCATGTTCAACGGCTTCAATAATATCTGAGTGTTCACCAATCCCTGCTGGATTGTTCAGATATACGAGAACATTTGCTTTGTGTTTTGCAATGTGTCCTTCGGCGTGTTTTCTTACTGCATCAAGTAACATAATCTATTTCCTTTCCTTTTCAGTTTTCCCATCATTAAAAATATCAAAATCTTCATATGATTCAGTTACCACAAATTTTCTAGATGGATTTACCATAACTCTTGCTCTAGACATAAAGTCTTGGTTCATCAAACATTTTGTAGTTTTTTCCGTTCTATCGTCAAGAGCAAAACTTACATCTTTATATAAACGACCGTTAAACATAACATCAAAAGATATGATTGGGCGTTCAATAACTTGGGCGTTCAAAGCTCCCCTTTCCCACTTTCCCATCTTTACTAGTTTATGTTTATAAGTTTTACCATATGACTTCCAAATAACTTCTTTGCCTTTTACATCATATTCATCTGTATGAATAATGCACCTTGCACTGTTTCCTGTATCAAAGTTAGCAACAACATCACCAACACCCTGTATTTCAATTCTTTCTAATCTTCCAATCTCATGGGCAACATATCGCCAGTTATCTCTATTTTTGAAATAATCTAACATTTCTCCCATCAAATTTCGTCCAGTTGCTTTTTCAATACCAGAAGTTCCTGGCGAACTATTCACTTCCAACACAAAAGAATCTTTTCCAGACTTAATCAAATCCACAGCAGTATAAACACCATTTACCGCTTTGTGTGCATCTAAACAAATTTTGATTTCTTCTTCAGAAAGTTTGTATTCTGAGACCTTTGCTCCCAATGAGGCATTGCTTCTAAAATCTCCTTTAAGAACATCTCTACGCATTGATGCAAAAACTTTATTGCCTAATACTAAAACACGAACATCATGGTCTGTCTTTACATATTTTTGCAGAAGAAGTTCTGTGTCTGAATCTTGTTTCCATAACAACTGAATAATAGAATCCAACTGCCTACGAGATTCAATAAAGATAACACCGATACCTTTAGAACCTCTGAGTGTTTTTAGAATAAGAGGATATTCTTCTCCAATTGTATCTAAACTATCTTGAAGAGTCTCAATACTCTGCAACAATGAAGTCTTTGGTGTAGGAACACCAGTTTCATTCAATCTAATAGCAGTTCTATATTTGTCTGCACAAATAGAAACTGTGGTTCTGCTATTAACAACAGAAATACCCATCTTTTCTAATTGAGAAACTAAATCTAAATAAGCGTCTTTTCCAGCAACAGAACCACGAATTATTGCAATAGTATTGTCTGGGTCAATATCAAACTTTTCATTTTTTTTATCAGAGTTCCATACTTGAAAGTTAATACCATCCACCATTGCAGTTTCACATAATAATGCAAACGCTTCGATACCACGAGACTTTGCTTCATCCATAAGTCTCTGTGTAGTATGATAGTATGGATTATTGTTTGGCCGGGTAGAAACAACAAGTAATTTATACTTGGTTTCTTTCTTTTCTTCTGTAATAAAATTTGAAAAGGATTGTGCCACTTATTCTGCTCTCTTCTTGCCAATGTTGTATTTTGTTTCCAAAATCCATTCGTCTTTTTCTTTGAAGGCGATTACCTTAATTTGTGACAATGGTGCTTTTGGCTCTGCATCACCAACAATTTCGATAAGACCCCAATCACCCAAAAGTCCAGCAATTGAGTTGCGTCTAGATACATCGTTTTCGTTTAGATTTGTTTCTTTACCATCAAGTGCAAAGAGCTCTTTGAAATGCACGATGTAGTATTTACCTTGTTTGTGTAGGATATGACAAGACTGATATAGTTTTCTCTCTTTGCGAGATGCCACTCCGATACGAGACAAAGTTTCACGAACCTTCAAAAAATCATCTGGTTCTTTAAGTTTAACTTCTAGCATCTTTTCTGGATGCCATTCAATTTCATTCATTTTCTTCCACCTTTATTCAAACTATTTTTAATAGTGGTTATCTGTTCATTATCAAGTATCTTCAGAGCGGCCTTTGCTTTTTCATTACTATAACCAAAATACTCTTTTACATACTCTAAATCTTTCAACTTATCTGCCTTTACCCAAGGCGCATACCGTTTCTTTGATCTAATAGTATTTAGTAAAAAGTCATATTGGAGTTTGGTATCGAGATGATGTCTCATATTCATCTCATTAACTAACATTATAGTATCATTGAAAGGCGCTAGGCACTTGTTAATGATATAAGGGGAATACTTCTTCTCCCACATAGGATCATCTGATTCCATCAGATTTTCCTTTGTTTCGTTTATAGATTTGAGATAGTCTTTTAGTTCGTAACTCATTTCCAATTCACCTGTGTCATAATTTCAATCATAAATGCAAGCATATTGATTTCTTGATCTGCAACAAAAGCAGACTTGTAAGAATAGTCAGCAGTTGCAAGAACAAGATGTGGCACAGTGGCTGGTTGGACTTCTTCATAGAGTGTATCATAGACTTTACGATACACACGAGTGGGGTCGTTGTCAAGGTTGTTTGCAACCCATTTACGAATAGACTTGAAGTCTTTCTCTTTGAGGAAAGTTACCAAGTCTTTCATATTCGTTTCTGAGATATTGACTAGAATACCACTGTCAATCATACCAGATGCCGAATATCTTTGCAGTTCATTCAGAACCCTACGCCAATCTGGGAAGTGTTTCTCCACAACACCAGCGACAGCCTTTGGTTCATACTGAACATTTTCTTGTGCGAGAATGTCTTGCACTCTTTTGAAGAACTGTCCAGCAAGTTTAGGTTTGTCTGAGGTAGGAATACGAAACTCTATAACAGAGCATCGACTATGCAAAGGTTCGATGATACGGTTCTTGAAGTTACAGGTTAAGATGAAACCACAGTTCTTATGGAACTCTTCAATAAATCCACGCAACGCTGGTTGTGTAGATTGTGGGTTCAAATAGTCTGCCTCATCCAAAATTACAAACTTACGATTACCATCCATAGAGACAGTAGAAGCAAAGTTCTTAATCTTGTTTCTGAGAACATCAATGCCTGATTCTTCAGAACCGTTAATCATCATGTAAGTAGCGCCCAGTTCATTAAGCATTGCTTTTGCAACTGTGGTCTTACCTACGCCAGGCCCGCCTGATAATAGTAGATTAGGAATATGTCCTTCATCCACAAAGGTCTGGAAAGTCTTTTTCAAATCATCAGTGAGAATACACTCGCTGATTTTCGATGGACGGTATTTCTCCACCCACAACATCACATCATTCATAATATATTTCCTTCTGGTTTAGGCTGCTTCGAGAGCAATAAAGTATTCAACTGGTTTATTCACATTTACAAAATGCGAGATACCCTTTTGAGATACTTCTACCTTATAGTCACCAGAAAGAAGTTTGAGGTTTTCAACCTTAAAGAAATAAGTGAAGTCGTTTGGTGAGTTTTCACCTACAATGATACTGAAGTCATTGGAAGTGTCGTTCTTACGGTCAGTGACAGTAAGTTCAATATTACCACCAGTAGTTCCTTTTAGAACCACATCAGGCACACCAAGAACAGCAGATGCCTTGAGGATTTGGTTGAATGTATCTTGTGTGAAAGTAAAGTCAACATCAACACTAGGCATAGTGATTTCAGT